GAACAAGCAAAAGGACAACCTGGAAAAACTCGGTGGCTCGGGAACGACGAATACAACCTTTCTCATCCTGCAGTTGTGAAAGCGGTTAACTACCGTATAGCAATGGCAAAGCAGGGTGAGAGAGTGCCTACTTATTGGACTGATACTCTTAAGGATGAAAGGCGTACATTTGAAAAAGTCGCTGTGGGTAAAACCCGCGTCTTTTCCTGTGGACAAATGGATTTCTTGATTGTAATGCGGAAATATTTTCTTGGATTTAATGCTCATATAATGAAGAATCGAATTGCTAATGAGATAGCTGTAGGCTCCAATGTCTATAGTGCTGATTGGACAGCAATAAAAGATCATGTCCAGCGAAAAGGCAATCGCCTAGTAGCTGGAGACTTTTCTTCATTCGATGGAACATTGAATCCACAAATTTTGTGGTCGATTTTAGATATAATCAATGCTTGGTATGATGATGGAGACGAGAATTGCCGAGTGCGTACTGTACTCTGGGAAGATATCGTTAATTCTATTCATATCAATCATGATTGGGTCTATCAGTGGACGCACTATCAACCTTCTGGTAATCCTATGACTGCTGTTTTAAATTCTATGTACAATTCTCTTTCTATGCGTATAGTTTGGCAGATAGTCATGGCGGATACCACCTTCGCTTCTTTGTTGTGTTTCTCGCGACATGTGTCTATGGTTTCTTATGGGGATGACAATCTAGTTAATATCTCTACTGAAGTTATACCCCTCTTCAACCAAAATACTATTTCTGATGGTTATAAGTTGATTGGGATGGTTTATACTGACGAAAATAAAAATCTTGATGCTGTGGCGAGTCGCACAATTAATGAAGTCTCTTTTCTGAAGCGGACGTTTGTGATGTTTCGAGGTCGTTGTTTAGCTCCTCTTGCACTGGATACCATTTTAGAAATGATATCTTGGGTAAGGGGGGCTGATGATAAAGAAACGAGTTGTTCTGTTATTGTGGATGCTGCTCTTCGTGAGTTAGCTCTACATGAGCAATCTGTTTTTGACCTTTGGCTTCCGCGAATTATGGCTGCGTGTCTCGATGCGAACTTAGATCCTCCGATCGTCAGCTCTTATCGTGACATGCAATTGTCTGTTTTAGTTTAGAACCTTTTCTTTTCCCTCTGGACATAAGTCCTTGCAAGTCTATCTGGTAGATGTGACTG